GAACAATGGTACCGTTAGGGGATACCCCCTCAACGGCCAATAATGTCCTTTCGATGAAATGGCTAGGGGCTTGTTGAGAAGTGCCTTCATTGAGTTTATCAATGTAATCCACATCATTCACTATGACGTCGTTTATTACGCGCCATCCATCCCTCGCTTTTCCTGTGTCAACTGGTGTGGCAAGTCGAAGTGCATCCACCATTTCGTCAACTTTTTTTGTCTTTGCCCTCTTCGGACAATTTCTTTATTTGTTCATCAAGAGTATTCTTAAGCGCTCGTATTCCCTTCAATTTGATTGAAATCAAGTTTGTCACCACCGACAGCTGACATCATCTTTTGAAAGAAGAATGAGCCTTTCAAACTACTATAAGAGTCATTATCTCGTCTGGTATAGATCGGCCGTAAAGAAGGGAATACATCCCCAGGCTTACCTTTGTATCCTTGCGTTTGTAAGAACTTAAATGTTCTATCATCATCCCTCCAATCTACCGGTCTCATTTCCAAATAAGCAAACCACCCTAAAAGTTCCTCATAGGGCATTTCGTCCAGTATTTTATGGACAGGCATCTTCAGATGATACGCTAACTCATATATGGGTATGGCATCATCCGGGAGTGTTATTTTCCCGTTTTATTTTCGCCTGCACCCGGAGTAACGCCGGAGAACTTCATGATTTCGTTTGAAATCTTAGACAGCTCATCCAATGGAAAGCCCTCGAAATCCTCATCCGAGAGCTCATCTCCGCCCTCTACGGCGGCACGAATGATCAAACGAAGCAGATCAAAACCTTCGTTGTCATTCTCATCGAGCTTCTTAACCTTCTCCTGGATTTCCATTACATTGGAGACGTTAAGCTTCGAAATGTTCACGTCTTCACCCATAAATTTGGTGACTTTGGTCATCTTGCGACCAACCAATCCCTTAATTCCGGCCATGATCATTCTCCCGAAAATCATCTGCAAATTGAGCCTGGAAATCGTCCAGATTCTTGCGCATTGTGTGTAGATATGAAAGAGTTTTGAAAATCTCTTCCGATTTGGCACGATCGTCGGCAAATTCACCGACTCTGGCAAATGTTTTGCGAATCGAAATGTCGATAGACTTTCGCATATGTTTTGCCGTTGTTCTAAGAACGTAACCCATGGAAAATGGGCGTTCGACAATTTCTTCCACGCTATATCCTCGTGATTATGCCACCATCCCTGGCAGCGTTGATTGCATCTTACAAGGTGTAAGCCCCGTAGAACTCGCCCTGAAGCGTCATAGTCATAGTAGCCTGATTGGCGTCGGTCAACTGAGGGTTGGCCAGAAGGGCCTCGACCTTACCCACCCAATAGTACACGGAATTCTGCACAGAACCCAGCCCGGCGACAGAAGATGCATACTTAGTGGCCACGGTGGTGCCAGTGGGTTCGGAATTGAGCATGGCGAAACGGAACACATACTGACTACCGTTGCCTACCAAATCTCCCAGAAGTGTACCATCGGCCCAATCGGAGGGAACGAAGTTGAGAGTAACTTCCAAAGAAGGCGCATCCGCCTGACCCTGAATCTGCGAGGAAGTCTTCTGTCCATAGGCCGGAACATTGACAACATTCGCGGGAGTACCAATCTGAGGATATTCTCGAACATTTCGCACACGAATAAAGGTGCTGGTGCCAGTGGATGTAGTCTGACCGCTTTCAATAGCAGTGGTGAACAATGCGTTGAAAGCACCCGCAGTGGTCAAAGCAGACAGAGCACCAGAAGTAAGAAGAGTAGCAGGGACATGAATGGACAGGTCGGAGAAAAGACCGGCACCAATAGAAGAAATATGAGCCATTTATTAAACCTCGGGGGAATAGTATTGGAAAGGGGTTGAGAAAAGCGCTCGATATAAGGCTGGGTTGTCTTCGTCAAATCCGCGAAAGGCCAAACTGCTTCCAAAAAATTGGAGACTTGGCCCTCCGGAAATTGCTTTGAAGTAACCAGACAAATGAGCGTCAAGTAAATCTGAAATTTGTGTTATTCTCTTTGTGCCTTTTCCGGCTTCGATGAAT